AAGCTTTCCGTTTGCGTGACGCATGGGAAGCACACCCAGATCACACTATATTAAAAGCTTTGGTAGCTGAACGTGCAATATTCTTTGTTATTTTACCTTTTTTTAGGTTCTGTGGTGATGCTGGTTTACGCACGACCAGCGCCGATATCTCAAGAGACGAGCAAATTCATGTTGCCTGTAATTCTCTCGTTTGTTCTGCTATGGGTCTACGCCCTAGTAATTCTCTGGACAAACTTAGGAAAGCCACAATTAATTGGATCTTTCAACCACTAGGTATAAATACTACCGATAAATATTTGGACAAAAATTTTTGGCTGGATTCAAGTGACAGATTAATGTATGAGGGCAAGGCACCTCAACTTTCTGACACCAGAGCAGCTAGAATGCCAGCTTTCTTTGAACATGCAAACACAAATCTACCCCAGTACGCTTAACCTCCACTCTGAAAAACTAGAAAAATTAATTGAGGATCTAGAAAATAAATTCCCCAATACACCCATCCATCCAAAAGAAGAAATCAATGCTATCATGTATAAAGCTGGACAAGCTAGTGTGGTAGCATATGTAAAACAATTATTAGACGAATAAATATGTGTCTATTTAAAATACCTACCCCTAAAGCATTACCTACTCCTCCTCCAATCCAGCCGATGCAGGATACAAATACTGCTTTGCCAGATTCTAAACCATTAGTGGATCAAGATGATGTAGCTTCAATACAGTATGGTACAGGTCAGAAAAAAGCTGGACCAGCAGCAGGGAAAAAAACAGGTACAGATCAATTGAAAATACCACTCAATACTGGAGTAACTACAGGTTCTGAAACAGGAGGATTAAATGTATAAAGCAAGTGAAAGATACAGTCAACTATCATCAGGACGATCACAGTTCTTAGATACAGCAGTTGAATGTTCAGAACTTACTTTACCTTATCTAGTACAACAAGATCTAAAACAAAAAGGTGGTAAGAAAAACTTACTACAACCATGGCAGTCAGTCGGTGCCAAAGCGGTAGTTACATTAGCAGCAAAGCTTATGCTTGCATTGCTACCTCCGCAAACAAGTTTCTTCAAGCTACAAGTCAGAGATGATAAGTTAGGAGAAGGCATGGACCCAGCAATGAGAAGTGAATTAGATTTATCTTTCTCTAAGATAGAAAGAATGATCTTAGATTATATCGCTGCTCAGAATGATAGAGTTGTAGTACATCAAGCACTAAAACATCTGATAGTATCAGGTAATGCTCTTATCTTTATGGGTAAGGATGGACTTAAACACTTTCCACTTCAAAGATATGTTGTTAACAGAGATGGTAATGGTAACATAATTGAAATTGTTACTAAAGAAATAATTAGTAGAAAGGTACTAGGTATTGAACCTAAACCCTCGTACCCAAATGATCCGAATAATCAATCGGATGCAGGTTCAGATGAAGACGACGCAGAAGTATACACATGCGTCAAGATGGATGAGAAAAGTGGTCGTTGGATTTGGCATCAGGAAGTAGATGATTTGATCATCCCTGACAGTCGTAGTACAGCACCAAAGAATGCAAATCCATGGTTAGTTCTTCGATTCAATACAGTAGATGGAGAGGACTACGGACGTGGTAGAGTAGAAGAGTTCATAGGAGACCTTAGATCACTTAACGGACTATCACAGGCTCTTGTAGAAGGGTCTGCAGTAGCAAGTAAAGTAATCTTCTTGGTATCTCCAAGCGCAACTACTAAACCACAGACACTAGCTCAGGCTGGTAACGGTGCTATCATTCAAGGTAGACCGGAAGATGTTGGAGTAGTACAAGTAGGTAAGACTGCTGACTTCCAAACAGCTTCACAATTAATGATGGGATTAGAGAAAAGAATCTCAGAAGGTTTCTTAATACTTAATGTAAGAGACTCTGAACGTACTACAGCAGAAGAAGTACGGATGACTCAGTTAGAACTTGAACAAAGTCTAGGTGGTTTATTCTCACTACTCACTGTAGAGTTCTTAATACCATATTTAAACAGGACGTTGCTAGTACTGCAACGATCAAATCAAATACCTAAGTTACCTAAAGATGTGGTAAGACCAAGGATCGTAGCTGGTGTTAATCAGTTAGGTCGTGGTATGGATGCAGCAGCATTGACACAGTTCATGGGTACAATAGCTCAGACATTAGGAGCTGAAGCTATACTTAAGTATGTAAATCCTGCTGAAGCTATCAAACGATTAGCAGCATCTCAAGGTATAGATGTACTTAACCTTGTTAAGACTGAGCAACAGTTACAACAAGATATGCAGCAAGCACAGCAACAGCAAGCACAGCAAGAACTAATAAAACAAGCTGGTCAGTTTGCAAGTACACCGATGATGGATTCATCAAAAGATCCTAAAGCTGAAGAAAGGATTGATGCAATATCACAAGCAATTAACCCCACTCAAGAATAAATGGCAGAAACATTAACATACGATGCTGGTACTGATACAGTAACAGACGGAGACGGAAACAATTTAACACCAGCTGAACAAGAATCTCTTGCAGTTGGTGAGGAGTTAGTAGCTCAACAAGAAGGATTATTAGCAGGTAAATATAAAGACGCTGCAGAATTAGAGAAAGCTTATGTTGAACTTCAAAGTAAACTTGGAGAAAAAGGTAATAAAGATAGCGGAGAAACTAGGGACACCGAAGATACTGCAGAGGTGGAGTCCGAAGAAACAACAGAAGAAACGGAAGAAACTCCACAAGCTTCTCCAGCGGCTGAGTTAATCACTTCAGCTTCAGAGGAGTTCAGTGAAAGAGGGGAGCTAAATGCTGAGACATTAGAAAAGTTCTCTTCTATGAGTAGTAGGGATTTAGTTAATGCCTACATGGAGATCCAGAAAAACTCACCAGACATAGCAGAACCAGCTGGAGATATATCTGATGCTTCAGTTAATGAAGTTAAGAACTTTGCAGGTGGAGAACAAGCTTACGAAAGCATGGTTAATTGGGCTAGTGAAAATTTAGACCAAAAATCTATTCAAGCTTTTGATAGTATAGTTAATACTGGTAGTGTAGATGCTATTAAGTTAGCAGTCTCTGGATTAAAAACTCAGTATGAAAACGCAAACGGATACGAAGGTCAAATGTACACAGGTAAAGCACCCAAAACAAGTAAAGATGTCTTCAGAAGTCAAGCTGAATTAGTTGACGCTATGAGTGATAGAAGATACGATAGAGATCCTGCTTACCGTCAGGATGTTATCGAGAAATTAGAACGGTCTGACAACTTATCATTCTAAATTATGGCATACGGATCTAAAGGACCAGCACTACCAAAAGAAACTAGTGGTGATCCAAAAAATTACCCAGGTAGCGGTAAGAAAAAAGGTGGACCTAAGTTACCTGGAGAAAGATTTCAAGTTAAGAAAAAATCAGTTAATTCGGTAAATGTATAATGGCACATCCTTACGATCAGTATATACCTACTGAAGATGACAAGGAGTATATGAAGAAACAGTATGATAAACTAAAGAAAAAGAAAAAGAATAAATACCAAGCTAAAAAACAAATAAATAATGTAAATGCCTAATCCCTATGCAAAATTTGACAGAAGAGTTAACGCTGCTAGTGCCGTAAAAGGACCACTTAAAATTAAAGTATTACTCTCTGCTAATCAAATTTATAATAAAATCAAATCACAATAAGTGTATCGTGGCGACCTGAACTTTCATCCTCGCCCATTAACATACTCATTTATTTTAATGAACGACACAGAAGTAATCGCACTTCAAACTCCTATTGAATACACTATGAACGACAACGCTGAACTTCAAAATGGACGCTGGGCTATGCTCGGCATTGTGGCAGCTCTAGGAGCTTACGCCACGACTGGACAAATCATCCCTGGAATATTTTAATGAAAAAATTTCTTGCTGTTACAGCAGCATCACTATTATCTACTCCTGCATTCGCTGGAGTTTACCTGAACTCAGAAGTTAACAACGGTTACACAGGCTCCGATTATGACGGAAGAACTGTAGACCTACACGTTGGCTACGAAGGTTCAGCAAATAAATTTGACTACTACATTCAAGGCGGTCCTGCTTTCACAGCAGTCGCTGATGTAGATGGTACAGAAACAGAATTTTCTGGTAAAGCTGGTGGGACATTTAATGTAACACAGAAGCTTGGCATCTATGGAGAACTCTCTGGCATCTCAAAGAAAGATGTCGATAATTCTTATGGTTCTAAACTAGGAATCAAATACTCTTTCTAATTAAATGACTACAGCCACACTAACAAAACCAAATACCAACTGGCAGAGTTTATGTGACTGGGTTACGAGCACTGAGAACCGCCTCTACGTGGGGTGGTTTGGTGTGCTAATGATCCCTGCACTTTTAACTGCTACAACAGCTTTTATAGTAGCTTTTATAGCTGCTCCACCAGTTGACA